TTACGCCGCTTTCGTCTTATCCCGCTTAATGACTGCCACCGGATTGTTGCCGGTTTTGGTCCGCAAATGGTCCGCACGCCAGAGCTTTGCCTCTGCCTCAACCTCGCGGAAAATCTTGGTCAGCATGGCCTTTGCCTCCTTCAGGAAGTTGGGGTCGTACTTGGCATAGACCGCCGTCGTGCGGTTCATGCCGACGTGCCCGAGCAGTCCGCTGATCTGGATGTGGGGGACGCCGCGCCGCAGCAGCTCGGTTGCGATCGTGTGGCGGATTGTCTTCGGGACGATGTTCTCCGGCAGGTCAAGAGCGCGGCGCATGGTGCGCCATTGGGTGCGGCGCGCTTTGGCGATGACGTGCGGGGCTTTCTTCCAGGCATCCAGAATCGGTTTCATTGGCGCGATCTGCGGCACGACCGGATTGCGCTTCTTCGTGCGCGGCCAGTGGGGCGGGTGCATATCGAGCAGATCACCGATCCACTGGTCGGCCGGGTTGAAGGCAAGGCACGCGTCGGGGCGCGAGCCGGTGGCGATCATCAATTGAACCCAACGGCGCATTTCGATTTCGTCCCAGACAAATCCAAGAATGGCCCCAAGCTGCTGGATCGTCAGCCGCACGTCGCGGGCGGGCGACCGAAACGCCTGTTTCACCGATGGCACCTTGGGTGCGTAGGGGATGCGGCCATGTAGTGCGGCATGGTTGAGGGCAGCGCGCAGGTCATCAAGGTTGCGCTGGACGCTCTCGCCGCGCACGCCTGTCGATGCGTGTTCGTAATCCTTGTCTTTCCAAGGCACCGAAAAGTTGTGCGCGCCCATGCGCCAGCGGCGGAATCGTTCGAATACCTGGGGGTTGAGATCGGCGATCGTTGCGCCGGGGCCGATTTCGTCCTGAAGCATGAAACCGATGAAGATGCGGAGTGATCCGGCGATCGTGGCGGCACCCTTGCCGCCGTTCGCATACTGACCATGTTCGTCATAGTAGAGGAACAGTTGCGGCACGATCAGCGCCGCGTCGGCCGGTTGCGCTTTCTTGGCGTTCTGTTTTTCGACGTGCGCGATGATAACGGCTTTGGCACCGTTGGGACCCTCTAACGCATCCGTGCGAGTGCTGCGATAGATGACCGATCGAGACTTGGGCGAATAGCTGGCGAGTTGCCAGATATCCGGGGATTGGCCGTCGCGGCGCTTGTCGAGCCAGAAGTCGCCATAGATGAAGGGGGAAGTTTCGCGCGACACCGTTCTGCAAGCTCCTTTGTGCTGGCCTGGGTAATCTGATCGATGGTGCCGAACTCCGCTAGCACCAGCATTTCTTCGAGGGAGAGCTTCACCCCGGTTTCGTTGCGGAGTGCGCGGTGGAGCTTCCGCGCAAGGCTCTGAAGATCACTCATCCTGCGCACCTCCTCAAATTCCCGCCTCGATCGTATTTATCCCACCTGACAGCCACCCGCGCTTTGATCGCCTCGCACGACAAGTCTTTGCCGGCGGCCGTCTGGCACCAAGCCGTCACGCGCTTGTGGCTCTTGCCCGTGGCTGTGCAGGTCAGCCGCACAGGCCGCGCGAACCAAAGCTGGCCGTTGATCGACGTGTCCTCGCTGGCCGGCTTGGCTCCCATGATGCGCGCCATGGTGCGGCGCTGCTTTCGCGGGTCGCCGGCTACACACGGCTGGTTCTGCCGACATGAACCATCCATTTCGGTCGCACCGATCCCCTGAAGACGTACTTTCTGGCCGCCCTTGCAATGGATCGGGCCGTCTACGTCATGCAGAGCGATCGCGAGGCATGTGAATGTGGCGAGGGCGATCAAGGGGTGGTCTCCAGATATACGCGAACAGCAAGGCCGAACCTGTCGATCCAATAGCCACGACCGCGAAGCTCTCCAGTGTCTTCGTCGATCAGGCACCCAAAATCGCAACACCCCTCGGTGCGCAGTTCGCGAAACGCTTCCCTGGCTTCGATCGATGGGATGCTAAGCGCGGTAGACATATGTCCGGGGCCTTTCCCCCAGTACTCATCGAGTTCAAACAAGATTGCTCGTGCGGATTTCGACAGCCCCGCCGCGATCTGCGCAATTTCGGTTGTGTCGATCATGCAGCCTCCGCGATGTTGGGGTTCGGCCGGCGGACGCCGGCGGCGATGTTGATGCTGGCGATGAAGAGGTGGCCGAGGGGCCGGCGCTCCCACCACAGGAGGGTTTCGACCAGTTCGGCATATTCGGCGGCGTAGACGAACGCGGCGACCTGCTTTTTGTGCGCGCTGAACCATCCGGTTTCCGCCAGGTGGTGCAGTTCGCCAAGGTCGCCGACGTAACGTTGCGCCAGTTTGGGCATTTTCTGTCCGGCTTTGCCGGCGCGCAGCCGGGTGCGGGTGACGGCGTCTTCCAGCGTCGTCACCTTTTCAGCCTTCGTCGCAGCCGGGGCTACGGCGCGAGGCTGAAGGGTGCGCACATGGTGCCAGTCGGCCTCGATCGCAGCGGCGATGCGGATGCCGGTGGCGGCATCGGCCGCCGTGAGCGTGCCTTTGGCAACATGCGCGGGATATTGGGTGGCGCGCTGGGCGTGCAGATCGGTGGCGATCATGGCGAGCGCGTCCGTTCGATAGGCCCAGCGGGGCGCCTCAGATGCCATTGCGGGCATGAGCCAGTTTCAGCGTCGGGCGCTGGTGCGGAGCCTTGGCAGCAGCCGGCGCTTCCGCATCGGCGATAGCGATCAGATCCTGACCGATCTGGCGGCACGCGCCCGGCGTGAGCAGGAGCGTGATGCCCTCTTCCTCATAGCCTTCGGCCGGACGCAGACCGCCGAGCATGTCGATCAGGATCGAGCCGCCCGCCCATTTGGGCCGGGCATAAGCGATGCGGACGCCGGCATGCAAGTAGGTGGCGATCCGTTCGCCGGCTTCGTCGTGGCCGCAATAGACATAGCCTGTCGCGTCGGGCGCATTGATGGCCAGCGGGATGGCGGGGATGCCGGCTTGCATTGCGGCCTGTTCCAGCGCGACCTTGGCATCCTCGATCGCGACTAGGCGGGCATGCGGGAGGGCTCCCCGGATGGCTTCGGGATGTTCGGTGGTGAGCACCAGCGAATTGGGACGGAGGACCCACCCAGCCACCAGATCGCTGATCGTCCACCCATCGACGATATTATCGCAGCCGAAATGCGCCTTCAGCGCTTCGGCGCGGCGGGTTTTGCCGGATGCCTGCGGGCCGTGAACGACGGTGATCATGCGCGGCCCTCCGCCTTGGCGATGGCGGCGCGGAGGCCACGCCAAGCCGCAGCCATGTCGTCGGACCAGTGGGGATCGTCCGGCGAGGAGCCGTCATTCGACCACATCGTATCGACGGCCTTGGCAGCGATCAGGAGGTCGTCAGCCGCATCGAGCAAATTGCGGGCAGCTTGCGCGATGGAAGGCGCGCTCATGCGGCACCGCCGATGCGGACGTCGCGCATCAGGGCGCTGTGCGACCGGGGCATCAGCGTGATCGGAACCACCTTCGGATCGGTGGCGCGGGCGGCGGCGACGGCGGCGAGGATATCGCGGCCGTGCTGTTCGGCGTCGTCGAGATCGCACAGGCTGCTGCCGACAGTGCGGCCGGCGTGATCAAGATAAGTGAGCGTTATCCCGGCAAGGACCTTATTCGTGCGGCCGACAAAGGCGCGCATGCGAACGTCGGTGACGATGGGAATGTGGTTGCTGCTGATCGGCTGCGCGTAAGCGTCTGCCATGGGTGCCTCCCGTTGTGTGAACGGGAGGGGTGTAGTGTGATACATCACACTTCGTCAATCGAAAAAGGTGTGCCTTGTCACACCTATCTTGCCTACCCTGCTTCCTCCCTCCAATTTCGAATTCGGAGGGGCAATGAGCAAAATTTATCCAGTAGGCGTGGTTGGTGAACGGAATTACCAGGCTTCGATTGGTCGATGTCGCGCGGGGGAACGCGTCTACATCTGTCACGAGCCAGACAATCCGTACGATGATATGGCGCTAAAGGTCGAAACGGCAGGTGGCGAGACGATCGGATACATCGCCCGATCAAGCTGGTTGCGAGACGCGATCCATGAACAAGGTCGGGGCGCAACGGCTACGATATTCAATATCGCAGCAGGTGACACCGGTTTGCTTGGTGTTGTGTTGCACGTCACGTTGACGGATGACGATATCCGCGAACGATCTTATGAAGCTGCACCGATCGAAAAGGCGCAGAATTCAGGAGGGCTAGGGGGATTTGTTCGCCGTCTGCTTAGATGACGGACAGGCGGTTCCGGGCAAAGCGCGGCAAGATAAAGACGACCGGCGTTGCCCATTCCACCTCGACATCCTCAATGTCTGCAGCGTTTAGCGATCGCAATGTGAACCGGCCGGGCCGCGAGCCTTTGGCTAAAAGCTTGAGGTAGGTTTCGCCGGTCACCAATCGAACTGCGCAATATTCACCGATGTAAGCGGGCAGGACGCCGTCATGAAGTCGCTGAATATAGATGACATCGCCGTCCGAGAATTTTGGAAGCATTGAGTCGCCGGAAACCTCCAGTGCTTCGAGCTTTCCGCCGATGTTGGGTGGACGCATCACTGTCTGATCGCTGCGGGTGTCTTCGAAGATAATTGTTCCGCCTGCCCCGATCCGCCCAGCCAAAGGCACCTCATCTACGCCCATCAAATCTTCAAGCGAGCATTCGAGCGCGTCAGCCAATTTGTTCAGAGTGCTGAATTTTATGTCGGCACTGGTTGGGTCGAGGATGTCGCGAACCGCAGTTTCACCCAATCCCGCCGCCCTGGCCAACGGCTTGGCTTTGATATCTTTTCGGGACATCGCGCGGCGAATCGCCTCGCGGATGCGCTCCATTTCGTCCGGTCCTTGCATGTGTGTTATATCACACGCTGCCGCAACGAGCGGAAGAAAGGTCAAATCACACCTTGACGGTGTGACATATCACACCTTATCAACGCCGCATGGCTACGCTCCTTGATGATATCGAAGCCTTTCTGGCTCGACATGAAATGGCTCCTTCGACGTTTGGCGCCGCTATCGGTGATCGGCATTTCGTGCGGCAGGTGCGCAATGGTCGGCGCGTATGGCCGACGACGGAAGCGCGTGTCCGTTCGAAGATGGCGGAGTTCGATCATGAAGCCGCCAATACCGCCGATCGTTCCGCGTCCGCATCTGGAAAGGCGGACGAAATTTCCAGCGCGCCCGACGATGGAGCCGCGCCCTGCCCTTTTCGGGCGAAGGCGGCGTGAGCGGGTGGCGGCGCATTCTTCACATATTGGGGATCATGGCATGAGCGACGCCAACGGCGCGGTCTATTCGCGCGAGATCGTGGACGGTTTTCTGGCTGAATGTGTCGAACCGGGCAGTCGCATTGCGGTTTCACGGCTGCATGCAGTGCTGGTCCAGTGGATGAACGAGCGTGGCATGCAGCCCCTCTCATGCAAGGGTTTCACCGCTGCCATGCGGTCACGCGGTTTTCAGGCCGTTCCCGGTAAGGAGCGGCCCGCGAGTAGCATCGTGCTTGTATGGCCGGGGATCGCCCTTAAGGCTGAGGTAGCCGCTCGCCTGTCGCAGACATGTGATGCAGCGAATATGCTTCGGCAAAATAACGGCGACGTGCTTCGGGCGGTAGTTGCTCGGTGTGCAGTTGCAGAAAATCCTGCGCTTCATCGAGCGTGCAATTCAGATCGTCATTCGAGATCCACGCCAGCAGCTCGCCAATCATCTGGGCCTGCGCGCGGACTGCGAGGCGCAGCTCTTCGATTTCGCTCATTGTTTTCCTTTCGTCCGTTGGGTCGCACCGGGACGATAGCCGAAGGGGGCGCCGCCGCAAACGGCGTCCCCGGAGGACGGGCGGCATGACGCTGACCCCGGAGAAGATCGCGCTGAAGCGCGCGACGGGCGAGATGATCAAGGGTGTCGGCGGGTTCGACGTGGCGGCGCTGCATTGCCGGGTCGGCAAGTCGCGGCTGGCGCAGCAGGCGGATGTCCGCAACCCCGACAATGCCGACCAGTTCGTGGCGATCGACGTTGTGCAGGATCTGGAACCGCTGGCGCGGGGCCGGGGCGGCTGGCCGCATGTGCTGCGCGAAATGGCGTCGGCGGCGGGGTTCGATCTGGTCGAGCGGCTGACGGCCGAGCCGGACGGCGACGACTGGCACGAGCGGATGGCCGAACTGGCTGACCATAGTTCGGCCATCACGATCGGCCTGTGCGCCGCGCTGAAGGGCGACCGCGCCGTCACGGCCGATGAAATTCAGAAATTCGATCTCGTTGGCCAGACCGACGAACTGATCGCGCACCTCGTTCGGCTGCGCGCGATGCTGTTGATGGTGGAGGGGACACGATGACCAACCGTTACACGCTGCCCGTGCGTCATGATCGCATGACGGCGATCGACCTGTGCCTGACCGAAGGCGAGAATTGCGGGCAGCCGGTTTCGCGATCGTCGTTGAACAACGGCGCGGAGGCGCTGGCGACATGGTTGTTGGCCAATGCCGCCAGCAAGGCCGTTGTGGCGGGCGAAGGGCCGTTGATGATGGGTTCGGCGATCCGGCGCTTGCTGTGTGGCGCGATCGGGCCGAGCGAGATGCTTGCGGATCAGATTGCCCAGATGTCGGGCGGTGCCGTGCTGCCGAAACTGTGGGAATTGGCGCTGCCGGTGGACGATGTTGACTGGTGGGCGGCGGCAACTCCGCCTGTTCTGCCGGAAACTCCCGTCTGGTTCGGCTATGATCCCGGTTCGTGCGTCCACTATGATCCGGGTTCGATCGACGGCAATCCATCCGTGGATCGTCCTGCCGTGCTGGGCGAAACGCCGCCGGGGCCGTTGTTCGGTTGCGTTCCGCCGACGCGGACCTGCCCCTATTATGAAGTGCATGGGCTGGGGCTGGCGTTCCGCCTCGATCCTGCGGGGGCGGGTGCGCTGTATGGTGCGTTGGGTGATGCGCTTGCGCGTTCGGGTGGGCTGCCGGTGCTTGAGGCCGCTGAATGAGCGCGCCGCCGCCGGTGCACGGCAATGATCCCTTTCGCGTCGCCGGGTTGGTGGTGATCCTGATTTCGCTGGCGTTCGGCCTGCTGACCGGGGCGGCCAAAGCCGTCGCATGGGTGCTGGCATGAGCGCGCGGGCGGCACCCCAGACCGCGATCTGGGTGGAAAGCGTCGAGGTGGTCGATAGCTGGGCGCGCCGCGCGAAGGCCGGCGACGACCTGATCTATGCGCATGGGCCGGACCTGCCGCGCATCGCCGGCACGTTGCGGGTGCAGCAGCTGGTCGGCCGTGGGATCGTGCATCCCTATTGCCGGCGGGCTGACGGTGGCGTGGATTTCATCGCGCGGTTGCTGCGTCCGGTGCCGGCGACGCGGGGCGACGCCTTTCTGGGCGCGGATGCCCGGGCGGTGCTGGATTATCTGCGGTGCACTGTGCGGCCGGGCCAGTCGATGCCAACCGGTGCTGCCATCGCGATGGACCTTGGCCTGCGCACTGAGGGGCAGGCGAACAATCTGCTGCACCGGCTGAAACGGCTGGGGCTGATCGACTGGCGGCTGTCCGCCGGGCGGAATCATGAACCTGCGCGGCGTGTGCTGGCGCAGATGGGGGCGATGGTATGAGCGCGGGGAGCAATGCACCTGAGCGTTTGGACGCGGCCATGCCAGCGATCCGCGAAGCGGTGATCAGCACGCTGCCGGCAGCCAATGCCGAATGGCTGGTGCGCATGCGCGGCGGGCAGTTCGACAGCGGGCCGTTGATGGTGGCGGCTATCGCGGCGTGGGCCGTTGGGGCGGGTGTGGAATGACCGACCGTCCCATCCTGTTTTCCGCGCCGATGGTTCGCGCGCTGCTCGACGGACGCAAGACGCAGACGCGGCGGATCATGAAGGTCCAGCCGCCGAAGAACGAGGATTTCCCCGGCTCCTATTTCGGCGTCGGCCGGAAGGTGGCTGATGGCGTGAAGTGGCATAGTCTGAACGACTATCCCCGCCTGCCCAAGCACCCCACGAAATGGGATCTAGATGGCAGCGTCGGCGTGGCGCGCATCGCGGGGTTTCCGATGGAGTATGACGCGCGTTTCGCCATCGGAGATCGCCTGTGGGTGAAGGAGACGTGGCAGGTCGGCATGTCGGACGACGGCCCCTGCGTGGCGCTCAGGGCGAATGATGACCGCGTCTATCCCGAATTCACTGGCCGGGACGAAGGCGCAGGGCCGTCTTTCGATTATGAGGCGCATCCCGCCAAGGCGTGGCGCCACGGGCATTGGATCGCCGATGTTGAGGCGCGCGGACCGTGGAGTTCACCGCTGCACATGCCGCGATGGGCCAGCCGCCTCACGCTGATCGTCACCGACGTGCGCGTTGAGCGGTTGCAGGACATCAGTGAGGCGGATGCGATCGCGGAGGGGATTTGGCGCGACACCATTCCAGATGGGATTATCCCGGGCGGCAACACGTCTTTCGGATTTTCTGGCTATAGCGGCTTTCCCACCGCCGTCTCAGCTTACCAATGCCTCTGGAATCACATCAACGGCCCCGACGCATGGGACGCGAACCCGTGGGTTGTCGCGGTGTCGTTCCGCGTCGAGCGCCGCAATATCGATCGGGTGGCCGCGTGACGACTTCGCTGCTGCCCAGCGAACCCCGGCTTGCACGGGATGTTCCGCGCGGATTTGGCGCTGCGGTGGCAGGCTGCAAGGGCGCGTTGTCGTCAAGCCCACGCGAGGCCAATGACTATTATCCGACGCCGGCTGAAGTCACCCGCGCGCTCATCGGCCGTTGTGGCCATGCGATGCGGGCGGCCGGGCCGCTGATCTGGGAGCCGTGCGGGCGCGGCGGAGCGATGACGCGCGAGCTGGTCGCGGCCGGATTTCCGGTGACCGCGAGCGATATCGTGGCCGATCCGGACAATGATGTTGCCGCGCTCGACCTGCTGACCGCCAAGCGGCGGCGTGCCGATGTCGTCGTCACCAACCCGCCTTTCGCGCTGGCCCCGGCGATGATCGCCCATCTGCTAGGCGACCTTGGCGTGCGCTGGATGGCGATGGTGCTGAAATCGACCTTCTGGCACCCGCGCGATCGGGCGCAGCTTTGGCGGCTGTATCGTCCATCGCGCATTCTGGCTTTGACCTGGCGCCCCGATTTCATGGAGCGCGGCGCGCCGACGATGGATGTCATCTGGACGATCTGGGATCGATCGGCGCCATCGGCCCATTGCAGTTTCGAGCGGCTCGATCGGCCGGATGACCGACCTTCATTGTTCGGGGACGCGGCATGACTGATTCGTCCCCGCCCTAGTCCCTTTTCATCATTGCCAGCCCACCTGAACCCGATCGCCGGGAGGAATTCGTGTCGCCATCGTCCATGCCACCGCGATTGCAAGACAGGATCGATGCGGTGCGTGAAGCGGCCGATATCGAGGCCCTGATTGGCCGTGTCGTGAAGCTCGGCAAGGGCCGCAATCCGCGCGGGCAATGCCCGTTCCACGGATCAACGTCGGATAGTTTTTCGGTTTCGGCTGAGCCGAAGCGCGGCAACATGCCGTTCGCCCATTGCTTCGGGTGCGGGTGGCACGGCGACGTGATCAAGTTCGTCGCAGATTATCACGGAATTCCGTTCATCGAAGCGCTGACCCGGCTGGAGCAAGATCACGGCATCGACGGATTGAGCGCGGCCCCGGTGCGGCGGGAGAAGACACTTCAGAGCCGGAGGCGTGACGATCGTGAATATGTCGGTTCGCTGGCCATGGGGCAGGCGATCTGGCGGATGGCGATGTCAGCGCCCGATCAAATCCGCATCTATTTAATGGCGCGGGGAATACCGGCGTCGATGCTGGGCGACGAACGCCTGCAGGATATCCGATTTGCCGCACTTGCGCCGATCGCCGCGTGGCCGGCCGAAGATGGCCCTGATCGCGTGCCGAAGGCGCCGGCCATGGTGGCGCTGGTGCGACGGCCGATCATCGACGGCGGTGCGGTAACGGGTTTTGAGCCGATGGGCCTGCACGTCACCTATCTCGCGCCCGACCTTCGCGCAAAAATGGTTCGCAAGCGGCGGGACGGCAGCCTTTATCCCGATCGCAAGATGCTGGGCGGAGCGCTGGGCGGATGCGTTCTGCTCGGTCGTTATGATCCGACGGTGCCCCTGTATGCGGGCGAGGGAAATGAAACCGTATTGTCGGGCATGGCAGTCGCGGGTGCGCCCGCCGAGGCGTGCGGCATCGCCACCCTTAGCCTGGACAATCTGCAAGGCGGTTGGCTGACGCGCCGCGATGGCGCGTTGCCGCTCTACGACATTCGCGCCGACCGTGAGCGGCCGGCGCTGATCCTGCCGCATCAGGGACCAGTCGTTGGGCTGATTGACGCCGATATGGCGCCGCTGCGCGGCCCGATCGACCGGGCGACTGGCGAACATATGGGTGTGCTGGTGGCCGACGAGCGCCATGCAAACGCCGTGCGGAGGCCGATCGGCCCGGCGGAACGCGCCCGGATCTGCGCCGAACTGTTCGTGCAAAACTGGCGTCAGGCCGGGTGTCGCCCGGTGAGCGCCATGCGCCCTCCAATGGGACGAGATTTCAACGATGTAGTGAGGGAGGAGCAACCATGACAGATGGCGTCGATAGCGGCCATAGCAAAACGTTGCTGGTGGGATTTGTAAAGCGGGTCAAATCGTTAGCCGACGAGATCGGCGACTTGCAGACCGACATCAGCGAGGTGTGCAAGGAAGCCAAAACGGCTGGGTTCGACAGCACGAAAATCCGCGAAGTCGTGAGCTGGCTGCGCAAAGTTGACAAGCATGGCCGCGAGAAGATGGATGAATCCGAGGCCATCTTCGATCTGTACCGCAGCGTCGCCGACGGCGGCGCCGTGAAGCTGGACGAGATGATGGACAGCGCCCGCGACCGCGCATTGCTCAAAATGTTCGCAGGCGAGGATCAGATCGAAAAGAAGCTTGATAAGCGGCGGCAAACCATGCGCGCCGCCCTGGCAATGGCGCAGGCGGCGAAATCCGCCCGCGACGCGTGACGCCATGACCGATCAGATTATTCCCATCACCATTGCGGACCCGCTGGTCACCGCCTGGCTCGACACGTCCGATTTCGGCAATGGCAAACGGCTGATGGCGGTGGCGGCCGGTCGCCTGCTGTGGATTGAGGATGCCCAGACATGGGCTTTCCACGACGGTTGGCGCTGGTCGATCGAGCGTGGCGCGATCGAGGCGCAGCGGCTCGCCCACAAGGTGATCGAGCATATCGACCGCGAGGCGGTCGCGCTGGGCGAGATTGCTGAAAACTCCATTGCGCTCAAGGATCGCGTCGGCGCCTGGTGTACCCCCGAGATTGCAACCAAACGTGTCGAAACCCTCCGTGGACATGCCGTGCGATCAGGCAGTGCGGGTATGACATCGGGGATGCTGAAGCAGGCCCGGTCGTTCCTGGCCGCGCGCCTTGAGGATTTCGACAAGAATCCGCTGATTTACAACACGCTCAACGCAACCCTGCGGTTCATCGAGGTGGATGGGCGCTGGATCGTAAAGCCCAGCCCGCATGATCCAGCGGATATGCTGATGCAGGTCGCAAACGTCGAATATCAGCCCGATGCGGATTGCCCATTCTGGGAAGGGCGATTGCAGATGCTGACCCCTGACCCCGAGCAGCTGACCGCGTTCAAGCTGCTGTACGGCTATTCATTGACCGGCCTTACCTCGGACCAGGCGTTCTACGTTCATCAGGGCAAGGGCGGTGACGGCAAGAGCATGACGCACCAGACCCTCGCCAACATTCATGGCGACTATTACCGGCATGCTGGCGTCAAAACCTTCCTGCAAGGCCGTGATGGCGGTGGGGCTGAACATCGATCCGATCTGGTGCGGCTGAAAGGCGACATTCGCTTTGTCACCTGCGACGAACCGAAATCGCGATCGGTGTGGGATGGCGAGACGATCAAGCAGGTAACGGGCAGTCTCATCACCGCCCGTGGCGCCAATGAACGTACGGAAATCACCTATAGGCCGCGCTTCAAGATGCATGTGGAGTGCAACATCATTCCGCGTGCGCCGAGCGACGACAAAGGCTTCCGCCGTCGCTTCAAGCTATATCAGTGGCGCGTTTCGCTGGATGATACGACGCAGGGCGCTTTGCCGCCCGACGTGGTGCTGGCGAAGCTGGATGAGGAAAAATCAGGTATCCTCAACTGGTTGATCGCTGGTGCCTGCGAATGGCTGGTTGCCCGCAAAATACCTCAGCCAACGGCCATGACGGAAGTGCTTTCAGACTTCTGGGCGGATTCCAGTCCATTGCTCGAATGGATGAGCGAGTGGTGCGATACGACCGACGCCGACGACAAGGAATCCTCCAAGGCTCTGTACGACCATTTCAAACAATGGTGCGAGGATGGCGGTCGCGAACAGGTGATGACCTCGACCGCGTTTGGCCGAGCACTGCGCGACAAGCAGCATGCCGTCGTCAAGGATCATAAGGGCGTGCGTTGGCGCAAGGGGATCAAGCTTCGCACGCACGGCATCTTCGCGCCGGGCGCAACCGCTGGTCCTTTACCGGCCGAGGCCGATCAAGCGCCCGAACCCGCCGTCCCGATTGATCCATTTGACGAGGATGACCTGCCGCCATGACCCGATCGAGTGCGCGCATGCCAACCACAACATGTGGTGACGGCGGGTTACGGACAGTTGCTTCAAACCCGCCGTAAAAGCGGCCCGGCGAGCGCGAGGGGAATACGGGTCGAGGCGCGAGCGGGACGAAACGGCGGGTTTGAAGCCGGAAAACGGCGGGATGAACGAGAACTCGCCGTCATCGAAAAGCGAGCAAATCCGCGCGGTACGGCGGGTTACGGCGGGTTCGGCGGGTTTGTGCTGGTCTAACCCTATGTGCGGATGGGCGCAGGCGCACGGGCCATCAGGTTCTAACTATCCGTTCTATCCGTTTTAAAAGAGCAACTAGATATGGATGATGAAATGGGCAGGGGTGGAAGCGAATCGGAACACAAATCGGCATGGTGGACGTTCGCCATGGTGCAGGAGCGTCTGGTCGAGGCGTGGTCTTTCCAGCGGCGCATGCCGGCGGTGGTGTCGGCGTCGCCGTTCGCGGCGGACGGTCCGTGGCACCTCGTCATCCGTGATCGGGTCGACATGGCCGAGCAGGCGCTGGCGGGCCATGAACTGGTTGCCCTGCCGCGTGTTGGCCTGCGTTCGCATGAAGTCGACAGCATGAACGAAGCGCTGGGATGGATCGAGCATGTGCGCCGGGCGGACGTGCGCCTGCTGGCGCTGGCGATTGCCTCGCTCGAAGCCAGTGGTCACCGGATCGCATGGACGGATATCGCGCCACGCTGCAGGCTGAAGACGAAAACGGGCCGGGCGATGGGTCCGGAGGCGCTTCAGATGCGCTATCGTCGTGCCATTGCCGCTATTGCCAAGGCGCTAAACGGCGGAAGTCCTCAGCTTTAAGCGTCAACCCGCCAATTGCAGAAAAGCGCCTGTTGTCCCAGCGCCATTTTCCGGGGCATAAATCGATACGCTGAGGCGGGACTTTGACAGCCACCCGGTTCGGCATCCTCTCCTAACCTGACAACGCCCGCCTCGGTCCGTCCGATGCGGGCGTTGTCCGTTTTCGGATCATGTGATCATGGCGCGGCTGTCGACGTTGAAGCCGCTGCTCGCCTCGCTCAAGCCGACCGTTGCCTTCATGGCCGAGGGCCGGCGCGAGATGGACCGGCACCGCGACGCGCAGCCATGGCGCAAATGGTATCATACCGCCCGGTGGAAGGCGCTGCGTTGGTCGGTGCTGCTCCGCGATGGGTTCACCTGCCAACGCTGCTCCAAGCTGGTCGGCGACACTTCGAAGCTGGTTGCCGATCATCGCGAGCCGCATCGGGGCGACGAGGCCCTCTTCTGGGATGAGGACAACCTGCAGACCTTGTGCAGCCCTTGCCACAGCAGCGCCAAGCAGCGCGAGGAAAACCGGGCGCGCCGGGGCTGACCGGGCGCGTCGAGGGGGGGGTGTCAAAAGTCTGGGAGGCCTTGGGCTGGACACCACTGCCCCACTCATTTGGAGATTTTTTTCTTGGCAGACGAGGATTTTGGGACCGACCTGTTCGGCGCCCCTGCTCATCGTCGCCATGAATGGCGAGGACGGCCCGAGCATGCCTGGAGTCTCGAAAACTCAAACAAGGTCCTGCTGATGTTCGCTCAGCGCCGTAGCGTGAAAGAGGCGGCAACAGCGATCGGGGTGTCCGTCCCAACTTTGCGCAAACATTATTTTTCCGAGGTCGCGAAGCGGGAGGCGGCCGTCATCATGATGGAAGCGACCCAGTTGGCACGGCTCAATAGCGCTGCTGTCGCCGGGAATGTCGCCGCCGAGAAGGAACTGTTCAAGCGGCTGGAAAAGGAACGGCAGCGGGTCGTCGCCCAATCGCTTGCCTCACCGGCACCTAAACCAGAACGGCTCGGCAAGAAGGAAAGCGCCGCACGGAAGGCGGAACAGGTCAGCGGCTTGTACGAGACGCCGCCCGCACCGGGCATGATGAACTGACATGGCGTTGACGTGGTCGACCGCCTGCCCGGATTGGGAACAGCGTGTCGTCGAACGCCAGTCGCTGGTGCCATTCGCGCCGCTGTTCCCCAGCGAGGCCGAACAGGCGCTGGGCGTTTTCAAGTCGCTGCGCATGGTCGACGTTACGGGCAAACCGACATTCGGCGAAGCGTGCGAGCCGTTCGTGTTCGAATTCGTCGAAGCGATCTTCGGTGCGTACGATGCCGGTTCAGGCAGTCGGCTGATCAACGACTTCATGCTGTTGATCAGCAAGAAGAACGGCAAGTCGACGATCGCGGCAGCGATCATGCTGACCGCCCTGATCCGCAACTGGCGTGAGCTGGCAGAGCTGATCATCATCGCGCCGACGCAGAAGATCGCGGGCAACAGCTTCAAGCCGGCAGCCGCCATGGTCCGCGCGGATCCGAAACTGAGCGAGTTGATCCAGGTGATCGACCATCAGCAGACGATCAAGCACCGCGTCACCAAGGCCGAACTGAAGGTGATCGCGGCCGAGAATGACACAATCGGCGGTACCAAAGCCGGCTTCGTGCTGATCGACGAACTATGGCTGTTCGGCAAGCGGGCCAAAGCCAGCGAGATGTTCGAAGAGGCAACGGGCGGCCTTGCGTCGCGACCCGAAGGCTTCGTGGTTTATCTGACCACGCATAGCGATGAGCCGCCGGCGGGCGTGTTCAAGGAAAAGCTCGCTTATTTCCGTGACGTCCGCGACGGCAAGATCAACGATCCGCAGTGCTTCGGGATGCTCTACGAGTGGCCCGAGCAAATGATCGAGCGGCAGGAGTATCTTAAGCCGGCGAACTTCTACGTCACCAATCCGAATATCGGACGGTCGACGTCCGAAGGCTTCATCTCGCGGAAGCTGAAAATGGCGGCGGGCGGCGAGGTCGATGATGACGGTGATACCGCCAACATTCAGGTTGTGCTGGCCAAATATCTGAACGTCGAAATCGGGATGCGGCTGGGCCGCGATCGTTGGCGCGGGGCGGATTATTGGGAACAGGCGGCTGACCCGACGTTGACGCTCGACGCGTTGCTCGACCGATCCGAAGTTGTGACGATCGGTATCGATGGCGGCGGTCTGGACGATCTGCTCGGCGTGGCGGTGCTCGGCCGCTGCAAGCGAACGCGCGGTTGGCTGCTCTGGAACCGGGCGTGGGCGCAGGAGGATGTTTTCCAGCGCCGAAAGGATATCGCCCCACGGCTCGAGGACTTTGTGAAGGTCGGTCAGCTGGTCCGCTGCACGGATCCGGTGGCCGATATTATCGGCCTCGCCGATCTCGTCGAGCGCATCGCGGCCACGGGTCTGCTGCCTGGGGAATCGGCGATCGGTCTTGACCCGCATGGCGTGGCTGCGTTGGTCGAGGAACTGGCCTCCCGCGGGATCGTGGGGAAGCAGTTGAACGCCATTGCCCAGGGCTTCCGGCTGACGTCAGCCGTGTGGGGCATGGAGCGCAAGCTGAAGGACGGGACGCTGTTGCATGCCGGTCAGGATTTGATGGCTTGGTGCGTGGGCAATGCGAAGGCCGAACAGAGGGGTAACGCCGTGCTGATCACGAAAGAGCAGGCCGGCAAGGCAAAGATCGATCCGCTGTGCGCATCGTTCAACGCGGTGATGCTGATGAGCAGGAACCCCGAAGGGCGCGGTGGCGGTCTCGATGACTATCTCGCGAGCCTCGCGGCATGAGTCTGTTGACGAAAGCGACTGGGTTCGCCCGCAAGGCCGCGACATGGGTTCGCCGCCTCACGTTGCGAGATCCCGAAGGATGGCGCCGCACCGAAGGCGAGAGCTATGCCGGTGAACGGGTCAGCGAGACTTCGGTGCTGGCGCTGTCGGCCGCATGGGCGTGTGTGAACCTGCTTGCCGGCACGATCGGTTCGCTGCCGCTGATGTTGTATCGCACCGATCGCAGTGGCCGCCGTACGATTGCCAAGGATCATCCGCTCTATTGGATTCTGCACGACAGCCCGAACACCGATCAGACGTCGCTCGAATTTTTCGAGGGGCTGGTCGCGAGCGTGGAGTTGAAGGGCAATGCGGTCGCCGAGATCGCGCGGGGTTCGGGCGGCCGCGTGATCTCGCTGACGCCAATGCTGTGGGATGAGACAACCGTCACCCGCAGCGCCGCCGGTGCGCTTGTCTATCGCTGGCGCGACAAGACGTTGACCGAGGACCATGTCCTTCACGTCCGTGGGTTCGGCGGTAATCCCGAGGGTGGACTGTCGACCCTCGCCTATGGTCGCAACACGTTCGGCCTGGCGACGGCCATCGAGCGCTCCGCCGGCACGATGTTCTCAAACGGCGTGCGCCCCTCGGGCGTGCTCAAGTTCAAGGAGTGGCTGAAACCCGAACAGCGGCAGGCGGCCGAAGATCGCCTGTCGCAGAAATTCGTGGGCGCAATGAATGCGGGACGCCCACTGGTGCTGGAAGGCGGGGTCGAGTGGCAGCAGCTCACGCTGAACCCCGAAGATGCGCAGATGCTCGAATCGCGGCGATTTTCCGTAGAGGACATTTGCCGTTTCTTCGATGTGCCGCCGCACATGGTTGGCCACACCGACAAGGCCACCAGTTGGGGGACCGGGCTGGAGCAACAGACGCTCGGCTTTCAGATTTTCACGCTCCGCCGCCGATTGAAGCGGATCGAGATGGCGCTGGCGAAACGCCTGCTCACCCCAGCGGATCGGGCCGACGGGATCACGATTGAATTCAGCCTAGAAGGGCTGCTGCGCGGTGACAGCGCGGCGCGGGCCGCCTTTTACGCCTCCGCCCTGCAAAATGGTTGGATGACGATCAACGAAGTTCGCGCGCTCGAAAACCTTCCGCCCGTCGCGGGCGGCGATACACCACGAATGCAGAGCCAGAATGTTCCCATCACCGCCGTTCCGACGGCGCTGTCGCAGCCACAGGACTAAGCCCATGTTGAGGACGAAGAATTGCGGCCTGACGCTCGACGTCAAGGCGCTTGGCGATGACGGCGTGATCGAGGGCTATGCGTCCATGTTCAACGTCGTCGACAGCTACAACGAGATGGTTGTTCCCGGCGCGTTCAAGGCGTCGCTCGCCACGGCCAGGCGCGAAAAGCGCGCGGTGAAGATGCTCTATCAGCATGACACCTGGACCGTAATCGGTGTGTGGGATGAAGTTGCCGAGGATGAAAAGGGGCTGCGCGTCCGTGGCCGCCTGCTGAAAGATATCTGTCCGAAGGCCGCCGAGGTCTACGGCCTGGTGCGGGAAGGTGCGCTCGATGAACTTTCGATCGGCTATCGCGAAATCGAAACTGCGCCCGATCGCCAGCAGGACGGAGTGACCGTCCTCAAGAAGCTGGATTTGCGCGAAGTCAGCATCGTCACATTCGGCGCGCTTGGCCGCGCTGCCCGCATCGACGAGGTGAAATCCATAGAGGATGGCGGGCGCAACCTGACCATCCGTGAATTCGAGGGGTTCCTGCGGGACGCAGGTTTCTCCCGAAAAATGGCTGAGGCGATCTCGGCCAGTTCGAAGCCGCATCTTCGGGGGGAGCCCGGGGCTCAGGCGAATGACGCGGCCGCACGCTTTTTGAAAGCACTCCGCGGCTGATCTTCCTCTCTGCCACGAAAGGGCATTTACATGATCCGCAAGATCGCACTGCTGGGCGGCGCTGTCGCTGCCGGCATCCTTGGCCGTATGTCGGCCGCCGAACTCAGCGCCGGTCGCTACATGCGCGACGGCACGGGCCACAACCTCAATGGCGACGGCCGTCGCGAACTGTCGGTCGAAGAACTGGCGCGCGAGCTGAAGTCGGATTTCGACAAGCGCTTCGACAAGGTGAAGGAAATCGCCGAAGATGCGGTCGGCAAGGCGCGCACCGGCGAAGACCTGACCAAGGCGGCGAAGGAAATCGCCGATGAAGCGCTGACCGGAATGAACGCCGTCAAGGCTCGACTGGATGAGGTCGAGCAGCGGCTCGTCCGCGACCCCGGTGGCAACGAACAGGATGTGAAGTCGCTCGGCCAGCAGTTCGTTGCCGATGATCGCGTGAAGGCTTTCCTGGAGAGCACGAGCCGTCGTGGCCGCATGGACATGTCGATCAAGGCGACGATCACGTCCGCCACCACCGCCTCGGCGGGCTCGGCCGGGGACGCCGTCAATCAGACCCGTATGCCGGGAATCCTCACCCCGCCCGAACGCCGGATGACAGTGCGTGATCTGATCACCCCGGGGCGCATGGACGGCAATACGCTCGAATATGTGAAGGAAACCGGCTTCACCAACAATGCCGCGGGCACTGCGGAAGGCGCAGCCAAGCCGCAGAGCGACATCACTTTTGACCTGATCTCGACCACGGCGAAGGTGATTGCGCACCATGCCAAGGCATCCCGTCAGATCATGGACGACGTCGCACAGCTGGAGTCCTATATCGACGGCCGCCTGCGCTACGGCCTCGCGTTCAAGGAAGAGCAGCAGCTCCTGCTCGGCGACGGGACCGGCCAAAATCTGCTTGGTATCGTTCCGCAGGCGACCGCCTATGCGGCACCGATCACCTTGGCCTCACCTACCAGTATCGATCTCATGCGCCTCGCCATGTTGCAGGCGGCACTGGCCGAATATCCTGCAACTGGCCACGTGATGAACCCGATTGACTGGGCGTGGATCGAAACCCTGAAGGACGCCGAAGGGCGCTACATTATCGGCAATCCGCAAGGTTCGATCTCTCCGACCCTGTGGGGCCTGCCTGTCGTGGCGACGCAGGCGATGACGGTCGACAAGTTCCTGACCGGCGCCTTCAAGCTCGGGGCGCAAGTGTTCGACCGCTGGCTTGCCCGTGTCGAGATCGCGACCGAGAATGAGGACGACTTCATCAAGAACCTGATCACCATGCTCTGCGAGGAGCGCCTCGCGCTGGCCGTCTATCGTCCAGAAGCCTTCATCTACGGCGATTTCGGCCGCGTCGCCTGAGCGGCGCCCCACAACCTGAGAGGCGGCCTTACGGCCGCCTCTTCCCATGAGGAGCCGCCAAAATGGCCGCAAAGCACAACTATCGCGTCCTTCGCGAGATGGACGGCGAGAAGTCCTATGTCGCTGGTGACGAGCGCGAACTTGATCCGAATGAGGCGCGCCACCTGGTGGACCTTGGCGTTCTGGAGGATCTCGGTCCAGTCGCCGAAAAGTCTGAACTTGGTCTCGCCAACAAGGCGGCACCGCCCCCGATCAACAAAACCGCACCGAAACGCGCAGCCACCAAGGCAGCGAAGGAGTAACGCTGATGCCCCTGCAATTATCCGTTGCGGTGCGCAATGCGCTGCTCGATGCGATGGAGACGGCGGTTGGCGCGTCTCCTGTTCTGAAGGTCCGTACCGGTGCCGCGCCGGCGAATTGCGCGGCGGCGGATGCCGGCACGCTGCTGGCGACGTTGCCACTTCCTGCAGACTGGATGGCTGCCGCTGCCGCCGGCAGCAAAGCCAAGTCGGGCACATGGGAAGATACCAGCGCCGACGCGGCAGGGACTGCGGCGCACTTCCGTGTCTATGCCAATGACGGGACAACCTGCCATTATCAGGGGACCGTTACGATCACGGGCGGCGGCGGCGACATGATCGTCGACAATGTCAGCTTTGCCGTTGGTCAGGCATTCTCGATCACCGCCTTTACGCTGACGGCGCCAGGCGCCTGACCCTGCCATGGCCCTGTCCTATTTTCTGCTGGAGGACGGCGACGCCCTCTTGCTGGAGGATGGCGGCTATCTGCTGACCGAGGAATCGGGGGTCGAGGATCGCACAGCGGCGCTGGCCGTGACGTTGGGGGGCATCGGTGTAGCGTCATCGGCGCGGGTGGCCTTGGCTGGTGTGGCGGCCATTGGTGTTGGAGCCGTCGCGGCGGCGGGGAATGGCAGGCTGGCGATAGCCGGCAGCATGGCCGCCGGTCTTGGCGCAATTGGTTTGGGTGCGGCGGGAACGCTGGTCATCGCCGGCACCGCCAGTCTGAGCCTCGGCGCGGTTGGTTTTTCAGCCAGCGGATCATTGACGCCCCCGCCGGGCACTGGCGCGGTTGGTGTCGCACTCGGTGCTATCTCGATCATCTCTGTCGCCGAGATTGCTCTTGCCGGTGCGGCAAGCTCGGCGATCGGGGCGATCGGACTGGCGGCAAGTGGTGCCCTCGCGCAGGCCTCGGATAGCGGTGCGCTTGCGCTCACGCTCGGTCCCGTGACGATCGTCGCGTCTGCCGCTGTTCGGATTGCCGGGTCGGCGGCGCTGACTGTCGGGCCGGTGACGGCCGCCGCGCTCGCCGTGGTGCCGATCGCTGGGGGGCTGGCCGCCACGCTTCCCATCACGCTCGCTGCCACTGGCGGCGTGCCATCGACCCTGCTCGACCCCGGTGTCGCGCGGCGGGTGTTTCGCGGACCGGCGCGGAGGATAGTTTTTCGATGACGACCAAACAGCCGGCGGAGCAGCTGCCCTACGTCTATGATTTTTCGGAGATGCTGGGCACCGCGACGATCGAGAGCATCGCATCGGTCGATCAGGCGGCGCAGGGCGCGGGGGAGCCGCTTGCCAAGATCGCGCAGGCGATCGACGGCCAGAGCGTCGTCGTACGCTGGGGCGGTGGCACGGATCGCGAAAATTACCTGACGACGGTGCGGATTGTCGCCAGCAATGGCGAGTATGAAATTGATGGCGTCATCAGCGTTCGGGAGATCGGCTTTCCCGGTGTCGTCTCACTCGATGACGCCAAGACGCACCTCGGCATGGGAGACGACGACAGTCAGGATGATCTGATCGCCGGGCTGATTGAGGCGGCGCAGGATCATATCGAGAATTTCACAGGCCAGATACTCAGTAGGCGCACCGTGGTGCAGGCGTTTGATCGGTTTGATGGCGAGCTGCGCTTGCATGCGTGGCCGATCGCCGAACCGGCTGTTGTGTCGATTGGCTATCTGGATGCTGACGGCGTCGATCAATCGTTCGCCGGCTATCGCCTCGCTGCGCTTGCCCGGCCAGCGCGGCTGGTTCCGGCGCCGGGGGCGGCGTGGCCCACTGCCGCCGCGACCCCCGGCGCGGTGCGGGTGACTGTGCAGGCCGGCTATGGCCGGCGCGATGATGTGCCGAAGGCCTTGCGGCAGGCGATGCTGCTGCTGGTCGGCCATTGGTTCGCCAATCGTGAAGCGGTGAATGTAGGCAACATCGTCAATGCTTTGCCGTTTGCCGTAGAGGCACTAGCCTACCCGCATCGTATGCCGGTGATCGGTTGATGCCAGGGCTGGCGGCGGGGCGGCTGCGCCATCGCGTTGAAATCTGGCGCTACACTGACACGCCGCTCTCGGGCGGGCGGCCCGGCTATGATCGTGTCTGGAAAATGGTGGGGCGGCCGGTTCCCGCCGAGGTGCTGGGCCAAAGTGGCCGGGAAGCTGTGATCGACCGATCGCTGCAGGGGATCAGCACCTTTCGCATCACGATCCGCTGGCGCGCGGACCTGTCGAGCGAGGATCAGCTGCGGCTGAAGGATGGGCGGACGCTGGCGATCCGATCGATGGAAGCGGATTCATCGGGCAGGGTCTGGTGGTCGATCCTGGCTGACACACAAGCGCAGGCGATGGGCTGATGGCGCGATCGTCAAAAAAGGGCGGCAGCGGGGTCGATTGGGCTTCGGTGCGGCGCACGCGCGCCATGCTGAAGCGCCTGCCGGAAGCCGGGCGCCTCGAAATGGTCAGCCTGCTGCATTCCGTAGGCGGCGATGAGCTGGCGCGGATGCAGCGCGATGCGGCAGTGCGGACGGGCTTTCTGCGCTCGGGTCTGGCGAAACGGGTAAACGAGCGCTCGCTCAGGGTGCGGGTCGGTTTTCTCACCAAGAAGGTGAACCGGGACCGCTTTTACCGCTGGATCATCGAGCGTGGCCGCAAGGGCCAGACGGTGAAGGTGACGCGCCGCAAGGGCGTGCCGGCGCCCGTGACTTACATGCTGCGGGTCAAGGCGCTGCGGGCGCAGCCCTATGTGTTTTCCGGCGGCGGGGCGCAGCGGATCGCGCGCAGCCAGCGGTTGCAGCGTTATTGGGACGATGTGCTGGGCCGCGCATCGATAGGAGCGGACCTTGGCTGACATGGTGCTGATCGACGAAGCGATCGAGAATGCGACCTATGCCGCGTTGATCGCGGGTATGCCGACCGGCGTCGCCGATGTTTACCAGCATGTCCCTGCCCGCACTGCGCCGTCGTATGTGGTGATCGGCAAGATCGACACTGAAAATCAGGGCGGCAAAGACGGGATCGACGTCCTCGGCCAGGTCGAAATTGCCTGTTTCTTCGAAGGGCCGGCCAGAGCGGGCCTATGGGCGATCATGCGGGCAGTCTTCAACGCGCTCCATGATCAGCCCCTTTCGGCCGACGGCGTCGTGTTCGGCGGGTGTCGCTGGCTCAACAACCAGTCCGACCCGGACAACAATCCCGAGACGGACAACGTTCGTTACCTCGGGCTGATGAATTTCGAAATCTGGGCGGAACCCGCCGAGTAATCCCAACAAGGAGAAATGCTATGCCCGTGTTGCGCGGCAAGGACGTGCGCGTGCTGATCGGCGACGGCGCGTCAACCGAGGCGTTCGACAAGATCGGCGGCGAAGTGACGGTGCAGTGGGGCGATAGCTCCGCCGAGTTCGACACCAGCAGCAAGGATGATGGCGAGTTCAATCTTGTCAGCTATGCGGGCCGGGCCATCCGTTTCACCATGAACGGCAAGGTCAAGCTGCCCGATGATGGCTATGAACGGCTGCTCGCGGTGCGCAACATGTCGCCGCCCGAAGCCACGATCCAGATCAAGAAGGGGACGGTGATCGTCTATCAGGGCCTGTGCGGTTGGGGCAGCAACGATACCGACCATACGAACAACCAGGCATCGACCTGGAGTTCGGTGGCCGCGCCCGCCGCCGTGCCGACGATCAACAACCTTGCGGCATTGATCTGATATGGCCACCGCCAACGAAGAACGCGGCGAAGTATCGGTTGAACTTGGCCGCAAGACCTATGTCATGCGGCCATCGTTCACGGCCATCCAGTCGATCGAAAAGCAGACTGGCCTGTCGCTTCGCCAACTCGCCATCGCGGCGAACAGCATGTCGATGGATCTTGCGACCATGGGCGTGGTGACCGGCGAATTGATCAGGGCCGGAGCCGCTGATGGCGATGTCGGCGCCCAGCTGGGCGAGGCCGAACGCTTTTCGCAGCTGATCTACGAAAAGGGTGTCCCGACAGTCGCGGCCCGACTGACCATCGTGTTGACGGCGGCGTTGACCGGCGGGGCGACCGTCGAGGGGGAACTGAAGCCGGTGCCGACGAAGCCAGCGAGGGGCACCGGTACCGGCGACTGATGGGCCTTGCCCAGGCGGCGTTTGGGTGGTCGGCCGCGCAATTCTGGGCCGCCACCCCGCACGAATTGTACGCGATGCTCGAAATGCGCGTCGAAATGAACAAGCCAACACAATGAGGTAGCAATATGGGCGCCGAAGCGAGCACACGCCAGTTGCTGCTGCAGGTGGATGCGTCGGTTGAGCTGGCCCGCCGTAACCTCAATCTGCTTGACGAGAATGTCCGCAAGAATGCGGCATCGATGGATGCCAGCCTGAGCCGGATCGACAAAGCGGCGGACCGCGTCGGCAAATCCTTCGGCCTGGTCAAAGGCGCGGTCGTTGGATTTGTCACTGGCGTCGTCACCAGCGAGATCACGAGTGCCGCTATGGCCGGCCTTGAATATGCGTCGTCGCTCGGCGAGGTGGCTCAGCAGCTGGGCGTTACCACCCGCGACTTGCAGGTCTATCGTTATGCCGCATCGCAGGCGGGTATCTCGCAGGACGAGATGGATGCAGGACTGTCCAAACTCAGCCGCACCATCGGCGAAGCGGCAGACGGCAGCAAGAAACAGGTTGCGGCGTTCCGTGAAATCGGCGTCAGCGTCACGGACGCCAACGGCAAGTTGCTGACGGCGGGCGAAGTCATCCCCCGGATTGCTGACGGCCTGGCGAAGATCGAAGATCCGGCAACCCGTGCGCGGATCGAGGTCGATCTGTTCGGTAAGGCTGGCCAGAAGCTCGACACGTTGTTGGCGGGCGGCAGCGCGGGCATCAATGATCTTGCGGCGCAAGCGGACAAGCTCGGCCTCGTCCTGTCGGATCGATTGATCCAGCAGGCCGACGACGCGGCCGATAAGCTCGCCGCGGTCAAGCAAGTGCTGGAAGCCAAGGTGGCCGGTGCAGTGGCGGAAAATGCTGGCGCCATCGTCCAGATGGGTGACAGTCTGCTTTATGCCGCCGATGCGGCGCTGAAGGCTACGAAGGCGGTAGCCGACTATCTCAACACGGCGGGCGGCCGAAATCTGAAACGCGACGTGACAACCTTCAATCCGTTCACGGGCGGGTTGCTGGGGTCGTTCATTCGTGGTGACGGAATATTCGAGCCTGAAGAACGCAAGCTTCCTAAGGGTGGGCGCGGCGGTGGCCGCGCACCCGCCGGGTCACCTTTCCGCGTAACGCGCGTCGCGCCTTCAGTTGGTGACCTTCCTGTTGAACGACCGAGCGGGGCGCGTGGCAGACCAGGTGGCCGCGCCAAATCGTCCGGTCCTTCGCTCAGCGAACAATTCGCACGCCTGGAAGGCAGTCTTGATGGCGAAGTCAGCGCCGGCAATGACTATCGCGAGGCCCTCAAGCTGATCGATGCCGCCGAGAAGGCGGGCATCAAGGCGTCCTCCAGCTTTGCGGACTTGCGCCGTGCGGCCGGCAAGAATCTGCTGAAAGATCTGGGCATCGAGGAGATGCCGATCCGCGTGCTGGAAACCAGCCAGAATCTGGAAGAGCTGGCGGCCAAGATCACCGATCTTCCCGAGGTGTTCCCGCCCGAGGAAGTGCAGCGCCTCCGCGAGTTTCAGGATTCCTTCACGCGCGACCTGTCCGCCGGCCTCGCCGATGCGCTGGTTTATGGCGATAGCCTTGGCGATGTCCTCGCCAACAGCTTCAAGCGAGCCGCAGCGGCGATGATCGAATCCGGTATCCTGGAGCTGTTGAACCCGGGCAGCGACGGTGGCGGATTTTTTCGCGGGGCGCTGTCGCTGGGGGCGAGCATCTTTGGCGGTGGCCGGGCCGGTGGCGGTGCGGTCAATCCGCGCCAGTCCTTCCTTGTCGGCGAACATGGCGCTGAATTGTTCCGCCCATCCGTGCCCGGCGTGATCGTGCCCAACCATGCGATGATGCAGGCGGCATCCTCAACAGGCGGGGGTCCAACCGTGCAGAATTACGATCTGCGCGGGGCGCTGGTCGACAAGGATGTCTATGCCGACATGCACCGCATTTCAGCCGGCTACGCCCAGCGCGCCCATATTGGTGCGGTGCAGGAAAGCCAGTCCCAGATGACCCGTCGCTCGGCGAGAAGATTGGGGCGCTGATCCATGTCGATAGTGTTGCCATATGCGCGCGGACTGAAGACCGCCGCGCCGTCTCTGCTCGACTTTGGCGGGGTGCTGCGCCCGCCCGGCGGCGGCGTCCATCAAAAGCTCAATCGCCTCGGCAGCCGCTACACGCTGACTGTCCGCCCGCCGCTGATGCGATCGGAACCCAATGGCAGAATTTACGCGTCCCGCTTGCGGCGGGCGTTGCGGGAAGGCGCGGTGTTTGCCTTCCCGCAGGACAATCTGATGATCGGCATGCCCGGAAATCCGCAGGTGAACGGTGGGGGGCAGACCGGCACCACGATCAATATCGACGGTTTCACGCCCGGCTATGTCGTTCGCGAGGGCCAGTTCTTTTCGATCATCCACGGCGGCCGCCGTTACCTGTACGCGTCCCGCGCGCAGCTTGTTGCGAACGGGGCCGGCCAGATCGCGGTGCCGATCGAAGTGCCGCTGCGCGCGTCACCCTCGGACAATTCGGTCTGCGAATTTGCCGTTCCGATGATCGAGGGATTCCTGAGTGGCGACGAGGTGCGGTGGGAGCTGCTGCTTGAACCGTTCATCCAACTGCCTGACTTTACGATCACCGAGGCCGCATGACCCAATTCACCGCGGCGATGGACACGGCGCTGGCCGGATGGTCGCCCACCGTGTTCGGTGCCGTCGAGATTCTGCTGCCCGGTTACCCCATCCGGTTGCTGGACGGATCGGGAACCGTGTCTATCGGCGGCGCAGCCTATAATGGCAGCGACCCCACGTTCGGGGTGATCGACAGTGTCGACGTGATCACTGATGGCACCGGAGACGATGCGCCAGAAGTGCGCCTGACCTTGCTGCCGGCATCCGATGCGGCGGCCGGCGCGCTGGCCTCGGCTGCCATGCAGGGATCGCAGGTGTCGATCTATATCGGCGCGGTCAATCCCGCGACCGGCATCGTTGTTCCTGATCCATTGCTGGTGTTTCTCGGGGTGCTCGATGTCCCGACGCTCAAATCCGGCGAACATAGCCGGTCGCTCGAATATAGCATTGTGTCGGTATTCGAGCGGTTCTTCGCGGACGATGAAGGCGCCCGGCTTTCGGACACCTTCCACAAGACGATCTGGCCAGGCGAGCAAGGCATGGCGTTCGTCACTGGCGTCCAGACGACTGTTTATTGGGGCGCCGATCAGCCCACGTCCAACGTCGCGACGGTTTCGAAACTGACCGCGATGTTCAGCGAGATGAACAACCGCACATGACCGATCAGCCTGAAATGGTGCTGCGCCGCGATGCTGCGCAAGCGACTCTCGACAAATATCGCGACCGACCATTTGCGTGGGGTTCGACCGATTGCGTGCGCATGGCGGCCTATCACCTGCGCCAGCTGGGCCATCGCCTCATCCTCACCAAGGGCGGGCGGTACAGAACGGCGATCGGCGCGCGCCGGGCGCTGGAACGCGCCGGCTTCGCCTCGATCGCCGAGGGGTTCGACGCACTGGGCCTGCCACGCATCCCGCCGGCGGCGGCAATCGTGGGCGATCTCGTCATGGGCGATGCGGATGATGCGTTGGGGGCGGTCGGAATCGTCCTCGGCAATGGCCGTATGCTTGGTTTCCACGAGGATGCGGCAGGCGCATCGGTGCTGCAGCAGGTCGAGATGAGCGCCGCATGGAGGGTCGCGCCCAATGTCTAAGTTCCTGCGGACGGCGGCCTTTGTCGTGGGTGCGGTGGCGCTGGTTGTCGCGACTGCCGGGATCGGCGCGGCACCTGCAATCGGTGCGGCAGGCGCGGGCCTTGGTGCGGGCGGTGGCGCGGCGGCCGCCGGCGTGGCTGCGGTCAGCGCGAACATTGCCGGCATATCGGCCGCAACGATGACCGCGATCGCCAGCGGGCTGAGCGCTGCCGCCGCCCTTACGGCGAAGAAGCCCAGCGTTTCGGGGGGCGGTGCGCAAAGCTCGTTCAAGGCGGACCCCAGCGCCGGCATCCCCTATGCGATGGGGCGGACATCGACCGGCGGTAACATCGTGTTCCACCGCGCCGCCGATGGCTGGTCGGGCAAGACCAACAACGATCTGAGCGACTTTGTCGCGATCCTTTCCGGCGCCGGGCCGATCGACGCGATCGAATCGTTTCAGAGCGATGGCGTCGCGGTGACCTTCGATGCGTCCGGCAATGCGATCCCTTCGGATTTCCGCGACTTCATGTTTCAAAAGTGGCAGTTGGGCGCATCGCCGGAAGCCACCGCGATCAATGTGTCCGCCGGCTATTCCGCACGCCCATCGGGCTGGACGACCAGCCATAAGCTATCCGGTTACGCCGCGGCGATGCTGCGCCTGCGCTATGACAGCAAAGGCCGGCATTACCAGAACGGCACGCCACAGCCTGCCTGGGTGCTCCGGGGCGTCAAGGTTTACGATCCGCGCCTCGACAGCACCTATCCCGGTGGATCGGGTGCCTGCCGGGCGCTCAACGAGGCGACCTATGTCTATTCGGAAAACCCGTATCTCCACGCGCTGACATGGTGCCTTGGGCGCTATCAGAACAATGTGCGGATATTGGGGGTCGGCGCGCCGGTGGCGGCGATCGATGTGGCCGCGTTCGTCGAGGGTGCCAACATTGCCGACGCGAACGGGTGGAAGGTCGGCGGTGTCGTCTATTCGACCGACACCAAGTGGGAGGTGCTGAAGGCGATCTTGCAGGCCGGTGGCGGCGAGCCGATGCGGCTGGGCGCCAAGATTTCCTGCCTGATCAACACCCCGCGTGTCAGCCTTGCCACCGTCACGGTCGACGATGTGGTGGGCGAGGTTTCGGTTCAGGCCACCCAACCCCAGCGCGATCGTATCAACGGGGTCGTTCCGCGCTACCGCGAACCCAACGCCGGGTGGGAGATTGTGCCGGCAGCGCCCGTGCGCGTCGCCGACTATGTCACCCTGGACGGCGGCCAGCGGACGAAGGAAATCGAATATAGCCTCGTGCAAAATCTCAATCAGGCGGTGCAGCTGGCGCGCTACGATATCGAGAATGCGCGCGAGTTCGGGCCGATCACCTTGCCGCTCAAGTTGCGGTGGATGGGATATAAGCCGGGCGATTGCGTGACGGTGGTGACGCCCGAAGTGGGGTTGGACGGCCAGCTGGTATTGCTGCTGAACCGCGCGCTGGAACCGACCACGGGCATTGTCACCCTGACAGGCCGATCCGAAACCGCCGGCAAGCACCCGTTCGCGCTTGGGCAGACTGGCGTGGCACCCGCGACACCCAGCGTCGTCGGTCCGCCGCTCGTGCCAACGCCCACGACCGATGAATGGACGATCAGCGACAACAAGCTGGCCGGCGACGGGGTCGACGCCCCGGCGGTGGTTGTGGTGGGGGCCGCCGATCCATCGATCATCACCGCCATCATCTTCGAATATCGGGTCTATACGGGCACGCAGGGTGCGGATGATGACTGGAAGTCGCTCGGCGTGGACCCGCCGGACACGACCAATCGGACGATCACGGCCATTCTCGGCACCACGCAATATCAGGTGTCGATCCGCTATCGCATTCGCGACAGCCTGGGCGCCCGCCTGATTCTCGGTCCGGTCACCACGGTTCCGCCGAAGACCGGATTGCCGGGCGTAGCGGGGCTGAACAATGCCACTGTCTTCATCTATCGGCGCGCCGCATCCGCGCCCACCCTGCCATCGACCACGGCCACCTACACGTTTGCGACCGCCGCCATCACGGGCCTCAATAATGGCTGGACGGCGACTATCCCGGCGGGTTCGAACCCGCTTTATGTGAGCGCGGCGACGGCTTCGGCCAGTGCCGCGACCGATACCATCGCAGCGGGCGAGTGGGCCACGCCGGTTGTACTGGCGCAGGATGGTTCGACCGGCCTCAATGCCGCGACCATCTATCTGTACCAACGCAACAACAGCGGCACGGCCCCTGCCGCGCCGACAACGACCCTGACCTATACCTTCGCGAGCGGCGTGCTGAGCGGCACCCTGGGTGCGTGGACGCAATCCGTGCCGGCGGCGTCGGGCGGCAAATATCTGTTTGTCACGACGGCCACCGCGCTTGGCGTTGGGGCGACCGATGCCATCGTTTCGGGCGAGTGGGCCACGGTGAACCGGATGGCGGCCGACGGGGCAGATGCGCCGCCGGTCATGTCGATCGCTGTCGCATCGCTGAACCTCGCGGCCGAATATGGCGGCGCGATCAAGACGGGCCAGCTGCCGCGCACCGTTCAGGCCACCATGCGCAATGGTGCGACCGATGTTTCGAGCACCACGAGCTGGAGCGTAGCGCCATCGGCGGCGATCACCGCGACGATCAACGCGAGCGGGTTGGTCACCATTACGGCGGCGGCCGGCAGCGGATGGGTGGATGTGACGGGCACCTATGGCGGGATCGCCACGAAGCAACGCTTGTCGATCGCAGTGATTGCGGACGCGGCACCGCCGGCGGCGGCGACGTCGCTCAGCGCCGGTCTCGCCCTGACCAACAACGATGCCAGCTTCGCAGCTGCGCCGTTCAACGTGCTGACGCTGTCGGCATCGGGGGCCGGTCACCTGAGGGGCATATTGGCACTGGCCTATGATATTCCGATTCCGGGGACCGGCACGCGCACCTGGACCGGAGCGGCCAAGCTCGTATTCCGCGCCGTCGGAGGCGGCGCGTGGAGCGATTTCAGTGGCGGGGCTGTCAACGGCTCGCTCGCCTCGGCGATCGGCGGGACGACGTCTGAGGCAGAGTCCGGATTCCTGTCGCTGGATCAGACGCAAACGGGCCTGACGGCGGGGGCCAGCTATGAAGTGGGCTGGATGTATCGGCGAGTGAGCGGGAATTATACCAGCGGATCGGTATCGACCTCCGGCTCGCTCACGGTGCGGCAGCCATGAGCCAGGGCTGGACGATCATCGACAGCACGACCGGCGCGGTGCTGCACGCCTATTTCGTGACGCCTTCCTATGGCTCGCATCCGAAGGACAATGGGTGGAATTGGGATGCGGCGACGCAGACCGCGACGCGGGTTGATACGGCGCCGGATCCGGCGGCGGAAATCTGGGATGGCAATGCCTGGGTAGCCGACCTGGCGAAACTGCGGGCGGCGCGCTGGGCCGAGGCGCGCGGCTATCGCGATGCGCGCGCCAATGGCGGTTGCGTCACGCCGCTCGGCCGGGTCGACACGGACGGCGAAAGCCGCCTCAAGATCAGCGGTGCTGTGCAGATGGCGATGCTGGCACAGGCGGCCGGCCAGCCCTTTGCAGTAGCCTGGACGATGGCCGACAATACGGACGCAGCGCATGATGCGGGGCAGATGATCGCGTTGGGATTGGCGGTCGGTGGACATGTCGATGCCTGCCATGCGGCCGCGCGGGCGGTGCGTGCCGCGATCGATGCCGCTGGGGATGCCGCCGCGATCGGCGCTGTCGATATTGAGGCGGGCTATCCATGATCCGCCGCCTTACCCGCTGGTTGTGGGCGCTCGCCGTATCGCTCGACCAGCTGGCCCACGTCCTGCTGTCCGGGCCGAAATATCTGCTGCTGGGTGGGCCGGCTCCTAACCCTGACGAGACGATATCGAGCAAGGTCGGCCGCATGGCAGTGGCCGGCAAGCGCTGGGCGCTGATCGCCGAAGCCGTGATCGACTGGATTTTTATTCGGCTGGGCGATGGCCCCGGCCATTGCCGGAGGAATATTGGCCGATGAGCAATTTCGTGGAACTGGCATCTGCGGCGGTGTTGGTGCTGGGATCGATCGGCGGGGGCGCGCGGTGGATGTGGCTACAGATCAGGGGCCGCTTCGAAGCGATCGACATCGAGCTTGAGCATTGTCGTGCCCGCGAGCGTGACGATCAGGAGCGCCGCGGCATCCAGCTCAGCGTGATCGAAATCCTGTGGCAGGAAGTCGAGCGCGTGGCCCCCGGCAGTACCGTCCTGCGGCGCGCCAAAAAGCTGCTCGACGATCTGAAAGACAAGAACAAGAGCGCCGACAAGAGTTCACGCCAGCCCTGAAAATGTGGTTGCGGGAGGAGCGACCTTATATCTCTCCCGCATGGCATCGTCCGTCTGAGCGACATTTGGCTTGCTGCTCGGGGGAGGATGCAAGCACGCCGGCTCAGATCACAGCCTGTCTGAGCTTCTGCACTGCAGCACGAAATTTTCAACCGATTCGGCGACGTTGACTGTCCGGATCGGGGACACCTGACCCATCCCAAAGGAGAAGACCCATGACGTATCCGCGTGGGTACGAGCATCTCGGCACGTCCGGGACGCTCCCTCTAGTCGTGTCCGAAGGGCTTAAATTGCTCGGCGTGACCGAGACGCCCGGACCCGGAAACAACCCGGTTATCATGAAGTGGTGCGCCGAACTGAATAAGGCCGGTGTCGACGTCAAAGCCTATACGGTCGACAGCATCGCGTGGTGCGGTCTGTTCATGGCGATCGTCGCGTTGCGCGCTAGCAAGCCGGTGGTGGCTGGCCCGCTTTGGGCGCGCAACTGGGCGAAGTTCGGCACGAAAAGCCCGCTGCCGTCGCTTGGTGACGTGCTCGTTTTCGTTCGTGAGGGCGGCGGCCATGTCGGGATTTACATTGGCGAGGACGGTGACGAAAAGACGGGGACTTACCATGTTCTCGGCGGCAACCAGTCGGATGCGGTGACGATCACGCGGATCGCGAAGAAGCGCTGCATCGCGGTCCGTCGCCCTCCATTCAAAACGGCGCTGCCGCCAAGCGCCCGGCCATATTTCCTGACGACAGGCAGCGCGCTGTCGAGGAATGAGGCATGAGCGCGCTTTCGCCGATCCTGCGCCAGCAGGCGAGCGGACGGGTCGCTTTCTGGTGCCCTGGCTGCCACGAGCAACACAGCATCCCGGTTGCCGACACCCACAATCCCGGCATCAATTGGGGATATAACAGCAATCCTGATAGCCCAACGTTCACCCCCTCGGTGCTTGTCCGCTCGGGCCACTATGTGCCGGGCCACGACGGCGGCACATGTTGGTGCAATTGGGACGACAAGGACGAGTTTCCCGACCTTCAATGCCGCGTCTGCCATTCATTCGTCACCGATGGCCGAATCCAGTTTCTGAGCGACTGCACCCATGCGCTGTCCGGACAAACGGTTGACCTGCCGGCATGGCCGGAGCGCGGGTCATGAGCCGGCGCATCTGGATCATCGCCGGGCTGGTCGCACTGCTGGCTGTCGCGCTCTGGATCGGCCCGCGCTCCTGCGCCTCGGCTGAGCGATCGGCCGCCATTGCCGCTGCCGGGCAGGCGCGCGCCGAGGGCCAGACCCGCGCCGCGACCGACGCCACCGCGATTACCGCAACCAGCATGGAGGCCGCCGCTGCCTCCGATCAACTTGGAAGGGATACCGCCGATGTCATCCGTGCGACGCCCGGGGCGGCTGCCCCGATCGATCCTGCTGTCAACGCTGCTGCTTTGCGGCGCATCTGCCTGCGCGCCGCGTATCGCGATCAACCGCGCTGCGTTGCCCTGCTCGGCCCTCGTGCCTCCACAATTGACCGATGA